GCATTCGCTGCCGTCACGGATGCAGAGGCCAAGGCTGAGGTATCTCGGACGGTTGCCAGGGAGAAGGCAGCTCGTCAGCGTGAGCGCATTGCCCTCAACGCCCGCAACCTTGAGGTGCGTTACGGCTCCGAAGTAGCCGCTTCGTACACCAAGAATGTCTCGGCCATGATGAAGGAGAACAAGGGGCTTTCCCTTGTCCGCATCAACGAGGCTAAGCAGTGGGCCGCGGCAGAGATCCTTGAACAGCGCAGGGTAGAGGCCGAGAACCTCAAGCAGACCCAGGCCCGTGAGGCCCAGGCTAAGAAGCTGTCGGCTCTTATCATCCGTCAGGCCCAGATGGAGGCCACTGAGGCAGTCAAGGCCGCTCGTACGGCGCAGGCCGCTTACACCTCTGCGTACAACACCCGCAGGGCTGAAGTTCTCTCCACGATGAACTATGAGAAGTCTCGCAACATTGCAGCGGCCCAAGCTGCGGTTGCTACGGCTCAGGCCGCCAAGAAGGCGTCAGCGGAGCAGATCAGGGCGAACAACAACACCGTTAGGTCTCTCCAGGACAACGCCAAGAAGGCCGAAAAGGGCTGGACTAAGGCCACTTACAACATGGGCCAGAAGCTCAATTCCTTCGGCACCTCTGTGAGCGAGTTCGGGCGGAACATCAACCGCAACATGGTTACGCCTCTGCTTGCTGCGGCTTCCGCCATGTCGTATCTCGGTGTCAAGGCTGCTGACTCGATCATGCAGTCTCAGAGCGCACTTGAGAAGATGGGCGTCAACTCTAAGGACGCCTCCAGGCAGATCAACACCCTCAAGGACTACGGAACTCAGACGCCGTACGCGGTCGAGGACATGTTCCAGTACGGCACGCTGTACACCCGTGCCGCCCAGTCGCACGGCCTTAGCTCGAAGAAGTCAACTAGCCGTGCCACTAACCTTGTTATGTCGATTGGTGACCTGGCAGCGTACTCCGGCATCACCGATCCCGAGATGGTCAAGCGCGCATACCAGGCCGTTGCCACCATTCAGGAGTCGGACCGCGCAAGCCTGCGCAACGTCAAGAGCCTTGCTCAGAACGCCGGTCTGACCGTTCAGGAACTCGCCAACCTTCTCGGCTTCAAGGACAGGGACCTCACTAAGAAGGAACTTGCCAAGCAAGAGAAGCTGAAGAAGGAAAAGGGCGCTAACTGGAAGTCGCCCACGAAGTCCACGGCCGCGTCTCAGATGATGGCGTGGATGCAGGATGCCATGAACACCGGTGGTGTTCCTGGTGAAAGCATCGTGGAAGCCATTCTTGGTAAGGGCAAGAAGATTGGTACCGGCACGTCTGATGCGCCGGCCAAGCGACTGGGTACCGCCACGGTTTCCGCCCGACTGGCGAACATGTGGGAGCAGACCAAGTACGGCCTGAGCGACATGTTCATTCAGCAGAACCCCAAGACCGGTGAGTACGAGTACGCCCGCGCCGGTACGGCTCTCATGGGCAAGAAGACCGCTGTCTACAAGAAGGACAAGGGCGGGGACTACAAGCTCGATAAGCAAGGCAACCGGGTCGTAGACCACTACGAGTACAAGGGTGGTCTTCTCAATACCCTCTCCGGTGTCGGAGGCGCCCTGAAGGGGCCTTCGAGCAAGCTCATTTCCGAGCTGTTCAAGGACCTCACCATCCTGGGTGATTGGGTCAAGAAGGCCGTAAAGGTTCTCAAGGACAACCCTGGCATTACTGATGCTGTTATCAAGATCGGCAAGTTCGCCGCTCTGGTCGGCGTCGCCTCGCTCGCACTGGGTGCCGTGATCAAGACGTTCGGTCTGATGACCAAGGTCTTCTCTCCTGTTGCCGGCCTGGCTAAGGGCCTGTTCAAGGCTGGCAGGGGCGCTACCAGGATCGCCGGGCAGACAGCCCGCGGGCTCCAGTCGAGGGCATCGGGTGGGGACTACAGGACGGGCTACAGGGCTCAGCGAGGTGCCTACAACGACGGAGACACTCGCAACGTCCGTCAGCGTGCGGTGGACCGTGTCCGAGGCAACAACCGCCAGACCGACGCTATTGACGTCGACACGGACCAGGCCAAGCGCAAGATCCAGGAGCTTGACAACGAGATCGAGAGTCTTCGGACCAAGATCAGGAACTTCCGCGGCGAAGACTTCAACGAGATGGCCGACAACTTGGCCGGCGCCGACCACAGCGTCAGGTCCGCTGCGGAGAAGGCGGCTAAGGCTGTCCGCGAGGCTGACACCGCTACGACCAACCTGAAGGGCCTCAAGCTCAGCGCTCTCCAGGAAGAGTTCTCTGCTACCGACAAGCGAAGCACTGCGCTCAAGGAAGCAGTGGGCAAGGCCATGTCGGGGGTTTCCTCCCTCAACGACAAGAGCCTGAGAGGTCTCGACGGAGAGTTCAACGACTCCAAGACGAAGGCTCAGGCGCTGGACTCGTCCATCAGCGCTACGGCCAAGCAGGCTGGAAAGCTGAACGGCAAGTCCCTCAACGCTCTTCAGGGCCAGGTCAAGGGCGTCAAGGACGCTGCGGACTCCGCTTCGAAGAAGCTCGGCTCTGGTGACTCGTCTCTGATCAGCCGTGTCGGCAAGTTGAACGGCCTCAAGACGAACAAGATCGTCGGCGAGGTCGACGACCTGAAGAAGAAGCTGAACGACACCTCAGACGAGGCGAAGACTCTTAACAACCGGCTGAACGACATCGCCAACCACAAGGGCGGCGGTGGCGGTGGCAGCTCGAAGGGCAAGAGCAAGAAGAAGGCCCTCGGTGGTGTCCTTCCGGGGTACACCCCCGGTCGAGACGTGCATGTCTTCTCCAGCCCCACGGGTGGGCAGCTTGAGCTGTCCGGTGGTGAGGCCGTCATGCGGCCTGAGTGGACGGCCGCGATGGGTGCCGACCAGGTGACCCGGCTCAACAACATCGCTCGCACCAAGGGCGTTGGTGGTGTCCGTCAGGCAATGAAGTTCGCCAAGGGCGGCATCCTCGACAAGTTGGGCCTGCAAAGCCTCATTGACACGGCTCGGTCCTTCAACCTTGGTGATGACGTTCGTGGTGCCGCTCAGACGATGACGATGGATTCCTCCACTCGTGCCATCGGTGGCGATATCCAGGGCGGTGTGATCGGGTCCGGTACTTCCGGCTCCCACTACATCGGTTCGGATATTTCTGACCGACTGACCACGATGAGGAACTTCCTCACTAAGGACAGCTGGAAGATCCTTCGTCGTCTCCCTATTCCTGATGGCCTCACTCAGATTGTCGGCACTGTCGGTGGAGCCCTGAGCCCCATCGCCGGTGATTACTTCTGGGATGACGTCTGGAAGGGTCACGGCAACATTCTTGATCGAGGCAATCGTTACGTTAACGACCTGTTCTCGGTCAAGACTCTGACCGGCCTCGTAGACAACCTTTTCGGTGGTGCCTGGGACTCTATCAAGGGTCTGTGGAACGGCGGAAAGGAACTGATCACCGACCCAATGGGAGCTATCTCCGATACGGTCAATGGTGTTCAGGAAATGGTGCGGGCCCAGTACGACGGCGTTATCAGCACCGTCAAGGGACTTCGGGAGATTTGGCAGAGCCCGAAGGACTATGCGAGTCAGGTCATTGGGGACATCTACTCCACGGCGAAGGATTCGCTTCCGAACCTGGAAGGTCTCTTCGACTTCAGTGGAGATCACCTGTCCTCCAAGGGTGGCGCCAATATTGAAAAGCTCCTTCAGAGCCAATTCAGCACCCCTGGTGTTGGCGGCAAGGTGGAGCGGTGGACGCCTCAGGTGAAGATGGCCCTCGCACAGCTCGGGCTTCCCATGTCTGACCTTGGGCTAGTGCTGCACCGTATTCAGGTTGAGTCCGGAGGAAATCCGAAGGCCATCAACCTGTGGGACAGCAACGCTAAGGCGGGCCATCCGTCCCAGGGTCTTATGCAGACGATTCCTGGAACGTTCGCGGCCTATGCAGGTCCGTACAAGTCCCGTGGAATTACTGACCCAATGGCCAGCATCTATGCGGGCCTCAATTATGCCGTCCACCGATACGGTTCGGGCTGGCGTAAGGCGCTCGGCGGTATCAAGGGCTATGCCACTGGTACTGAGGGCGCTGAGCCCGGTTGGGCTTGGGTGGGTGAAGAAGGTCCGGAGTTGGTGAACTTCAAGGGCGGGGAAACCGTCCTGAATCACCAGGACAGCTTGGTGGCCGGCACCAAGACTCTGCGGGGTTACGCCTCAGGAACCAAGCGGACGACGGGTATTGCTGCGGACGCCGAGAAGGGCGTGTCCTCTCTCAACTCCGCGGTGAAGAAGCTCTACGAGATCATCTCTAAGGCGTTCTCTTCGGGCCGCATTGGCAAGGGCACTGCGAATTCGCTGAACAAGTGGTTGGACAAGGAAAACAAGTCTCTCCAGAAGATCGTGAAGGATCGGGCTGATCTGGCTCCGAAGCTCAAGGCCGCTAACGACAAGTTGGCTGCCGTGAAGAAGGACGAGTCAGAAATGGCTACGTCCATCGCGGACAAGGCCAAGGGTTTGAGGTCCCTTACGGACGTGTTCAACTCCGATGGAGTGTCTACGTCTTCGGCAATCTCCAGCCTCAAGGAACGTCTTGCAACCATCAAGGCATTCCAGAGCAACATCAGCGCTCTGACCAAGCGAGGCTTCTCCAAGGAGATCATTGCCGAGATCTCCGATGCCGGTCCCGAACAGGGCGGCAACATGGCCAAGGAGTTGCTGAACGCCACTGACTCTCAGGTCAAGGAGTTCAACAACACCTATGCGGCTATCGGAACGGCTTCTGATTCCCTCGGGAAGACGGTGGCCGGCTCGTACTACGCCGCAGGCAAGAAGGCTGCTCAGTCGCTTGTCGACGGCCTGACCAAGCAGGACAAGTCCTTGATCAAGAAGATTGAGGGCCTGGCCGACACCATCGTGAAGACCTTGAAGAAGAAGCTCAAGATCAGCTCGAAGACGCCCGTTGATTCGGGCCTGGCATCTCTCCTTACTTGGCTGACTGGCAACGGTCAGGCAATTAAGGGCGGAGGCAATACCCAGAAGAAGACGACTAGGACGACCACGACCTATTCGACGGACTCTCAAGGGCGGAAGGTCACGACGGTCACCACGACCACGACTGACCCGGCTAAGGGAACTACCACCACGGTCACTAAGCGGACCGTGGGAGGTAAGACCACGACCTCTACCAGGGTGAGCAAAATCAAGGGCTATGCGACCGGTACCCGGTCCGCTGCCCGTGGTGTCGCTCTCGTTGGCGAGAAGGGCCCTGAGCTGATCAATTTCAAGGGCGGAGAGCGTGTCTACAACGACAAGGAAACGGCCAACATGATGGGGCCTCGCTACGAGATCCATATTCATGAAGCGAAGTCTGAGAACACCACTCAGTCCGTCCTCCGAGCGATGCAGTACGCAGAGGTGATGGCCAACATGTAATCGACAAGGAGTGTCATATGCCGATTCCCGTAAGGCCAAAGGTCCCGGTAGTTGCTTATCAAAAGCCAGCTGTCCCGGTACCAGAGGATTGGCAGCGCACATACGTGTCGATCAGAGGTGCCAATGGTCAGGGGGAGGAGATCCCCCTGACCGGCATCGAGAACGGCGCATGGCCGACCATCGTGCTTCAGCCGGGGGTGTCAGGTCTCGACCTACCCCCGTTCGAGCTGCACACCGATGACTCGCCCAACCTCGACGGCTCCATGTATCGAGGGACCAGGGCAGCGGCACGACAGGTGCTCTTGCCTGTGTTCGTATACGGCATTGACCGGAAGACGCTCAAGCAGTTCAAGCGCAAGCTCGCCAACGCTCTGAACCCCAAGGCGGGTTACTGCCTGCTGACCTTCATCGAGCAAGACGGTGTGCCCCGTCGAATCCAGTGCTACTACGCCGGGGGCATGGAAGGAAATGAGTCCGCGGATGCCGCTGGATTCAAGTGGATCACCTACGGCATACAGCTCGTGGCACCAGACCCGTGGTTCTACGGAGATCTCGAAGTTGCTGCCAACTGGTCCTTCGGCTCGTCTCAGCAGTTCCTGAAGAATCCGTTCTTCCCCGTCAAGCTGAGCGCCGGCACGGCGGCAACCAACACGATCAGCGTCTCCAATCCCGGCGACATCGAGGCGTGGCCTGTCTGGACGTTCACGGGGCCGCTGAAGTCCTTCGAGCTGACCGGCCCCGACGGCACCAAGTTCGGCATACCGGCTCAGGCCGGTGGAGCTGACGCGCTCCAGACCGGTCGGACACTCACCATCGACACCCGGCCGGGATACAAGACGGTGCTGGACGACAGAGGCGTCAATTATTTCCCTCTGATGAATCCGGGACCGTCTCTCTGGTCCCTCCCCGCGGGCACTTCGACCGTCAACACAACGCTGGTCGCAGGCAGCGGGACGCCGACCGTGAACATGAAATTGATTCCCCGATACGCGACTTACTGACATGAGGTGCACATGGGTTACCGGGTGGAGGTGCGCGACGCTGCTCTGAACCGAATAGGCGTGATCGACACATGGATCTCTATGGATCTCGTCGTCCGATACTGCCAACAGGGCTCGTGGCAGATCCTTGTGAAGGCCGGCACGCCTCAGGCTGACCTTCTCCAGAAGGGTGGCGGCGTCGCCATCTACCAGGAGGGCGTGAGCACCCCCCTGATCACGGGGCAGATCGAGAGCTTTCAGCACTACTGGACCAACGATCAGCACTCCGGGGTTGGTTCGCTGTACTTCGGGGGCAAGTGTGACAACAAGCTCCCGTACACGCGGCTCGCCTTCCCCGACCCCACCAAGGGGGCCACGCAGCAGTGGCAGGCCAACGACGACGGCCGGAAAGTCTCGGGGCCGGGTGGGCATCTGATCTGGTCCGAGCTGAACCAGTCTCTTGGTCCTGGTGCTCAGACCAACCGCCGCATCAGCGGCGTGAACATCGGATCTGACACCAGCCTCGGCAAGACGG